CTGGTTGTTACCGATAACGATTACAGCCTCTACCAGATCTTGGTAGTCTGCTGCTTGGCTGTCTTCAGGGAACAGAACCGCTACCTCAGCACCATTATTCTCTACAGTCTCTAAGAACTCACGAGGAACTAAGCCGTAATAACGGAGGATACGGACCTTATCTTCTTCATAGAGTGTATCCAACTGTGTTGGCTCAAGACTATTATCACTATACTCAGGACCAATATTAACCTTCCGATAGACCCCATTCTCAATCCCTTGTACGACCTTAAATAAGCTAGTGTATTCCTCGACAGCAACACCCAAAGCATCATCAATCGTATCTGAGTTAGGGTCCCAGAGGAAGTTACGAGGATGGATTGACTTAGTAGGAACAATCACACGCTCTGTCTCAGTGACACCGATAGCTGCACCTTGTCCACCTGGTAGTGGTTGCATGGTAGGAACCATCTCAAGCTGTGTCTTAACCTGAATCTCAGCGATACCAAGGCCATAGACCTCAGCATTACGATCCACCTCAGACCAAACCTTATCGGTCTTAGTCTTCTTCATGTCCTCGTGTAGCTGTAACTTAATCATCTCAACGTCAACGGACATATTATTCTCGTCCATCGCATTGTCTTGCAGCTCAAAGAACTCACCACGACCTGTGGTAGCCTCCATAATCTCTGAGGTTTTGTTCTCTACCGCCTGACGGATAGCAGGAGACACAATCTTAGAACGCTCAGACTCACGGGTCTTGTCCTCATCAGACCAGATACCGTAGTACAGACGCTCATACTCATCCCACTTCTTCTCGTAGTTTACTTCCTTGAACTCACGCCAGCGATCACAGTGAGTAGTAACGTACTCAACTAGAGCACGATCTGCTTCAGAAATAGGATCTTCTTTAAAATCAGCCATGTTTAGTCCTCAGTGGTATCACCAAATGGGTCACTACCTTCTAATTCCTCGTACTCTACTTCTACTTCCTTGGTCATAGGCTTAAAGATTTGTGCATCTTTTAAGCCCTCACCCTTGGCTGCAGTGATAATCTTCATCATGCAATAAGGGGACAGAGCATCTAACTCTTCCTTAATTGCCTCAAATACGCCTTTGTTGCTAATTAGAGAGTCCCAGTTTAGTGGAACCATCTCTTCTTGTTCTTTCATCATTTCGTAGTCCATGCTATCTCCTAGTATCCTGATATGTCATCCAAGGCTTCGTATTCTTCTTCATCCAGTACGCCTACAAACTCTGTGATACCGATCTGATCGATGTAGGCTAAGGCATCAATTAAGTCATCATGAACCTGTGGGTTAGGGAAGTTTAGAAGCTGATCCACAAACTGCTTATTCCACTCGCCTCTAACTAAACTAATCCTTCCATGTTCGAAGCGACCCTGTAAAGCCCATACTATACGGTCCGTCTTCTTCTTGTTGCCATGAGTCAGATCTATCACTGACAAGAAATAGTTCTTCCTTCTCATCAAGTCTTGTAGGTACGGGAGTACGGCATTCTTTGCCATTCCCCGCTCTATACCTATTAATCTGACATCGTAACTTTTTGCTGTGTCTAATATTTTTAAAGCTGTTTCTTTGATATCCCATCGACCCGCCACTATAGTATCTACAAACCAACCATCTTGACAAACCTTAACCACAGCTATAGCAGACTCATCAAGATTCTTCCTCTTGTTGCTAGCCTGCTTGCTTACATCTTCAAAGCCAGCCAAATCAACAGCGATGTAATAAGCACCGTCATCAGGCAGATCATCAGAATCAACATACTTAATCCATTCATCCTTAAATAGGTCTGACGCAGCGGCCTCGAAACTAGCAAGGTATTCCTGTCTAAAACTGAAGGAAGACATTGACTTCTTTGCCGCCTCAATCTCTTTAGGATCGAGTAGAGGGTTATCAAAAGAAGTAAAGTGAAACGAGGACCAATCTTCATCTTCATCCTTTTGGGCCATCTGGTACAACTCGTAGAAGTGATTCCTGCCCTTTGGGGTTCCAATGAACAGTGCTCCACCCTTTACATCACTTAAGGCTGGTCTAAGGATCTGCTCAAACACTTGCGGCTTCATATCCGCATACTCGTCAATTACAACGTAAGCAAGACCAACACCACGCATAGTATCAGGACGATCAGATCCTTTAAGGTAAATCTTTCTATCATTTACTAAAGTTATTACCGCCGTATTCTCGTGGACAGTTTTGATAACTTCATGTCCAAGTTCCTTAAGAACCGTCCACATAATGTCTTTAGCTTGTTGAAAAGTTGGAGCAACATAGAATACATCCTTCTCTTTACTTTTTAGTCCTTCAATAATGAGGGTCCAAGCTGCAAGCCTTGACTTACCAAACCGTCTACCAGCAGCTACTACCTTAAACCTATGATTATCATTAAATACTTCTGTCTGTTTAGGATGTAGTTCGACTCTAAGGTTAGCCACGCTGCTCCTCCGAGTCTACATCTATCACTTCATAATCAATCTGTTCAGCTTCTCTTGCAGCTATCTGGGGTGTACCAGTGGTAACAATCTGTACCTGTATTGCGTTAGACCTGCCCTGTCCCTGCTTTTCAAAGTGACTAATCGGTAGCAGTCTGTCGATACACATCTTAAGACAGGCAACCTGATCCTTGTCTTGATCGTCCATTGCCTTACGGAGGACAGTCTCAATTACCTTCTCACCACTGGTGGACAGTAAACGAGCATAGAATTCTTTTATCCTAGCGGCTTCACCAGGAGGTCTTCCTACTGCATTTCTATTCTTCTTGGCTTCAATGTCTGCCTTACGAGGTCTGCCACGTTTCCTCTTTGTAGGGGACACAGACACATCAGACAGAGGTTCAGTGTTTGACACTAAATTCTCCTCTATATAGTTTTACATCTTTTGTTTTTGTATGTAGTAGGATATAACTACTAATCAGAGACTAAAAGTGAATATTAATAATAATTATTATTAGACATCTGTTAACTTCAATTCACTTCTTAAGCGATCAACTGCTCAGATCTATATAGTTAGTTCTTGTTGTTTTTCTACTACACTCTTATTATAGCATATTTTTAGAGATTTGTCAAGTTATTTCTACTGTTCCGTCCCTCTTTAGGGCCTAGAGAGGGGCATCTCTTCTGGGTATTACGAAGGAATAAGCACTGTCCTTTTTAATTAAGATCTGCAAGGGTGTACTGCACAGATGTAAGTTATTGATTTATAAGGACATTTCTATAGTGGTAATCCAGCCCTATTTCATACTATTTAGATAGGTTTCCAGGCTATTTAATTCCTATTTTGCCTTCTGTTGTGTGTTGTAGGGTCCGGCACTTTACAGGCAGCGGCATAGCCCCCTCCCCCGTATGCGTTTATCCGTATATTTGCATATGCAGATGCTGTGGTGCAATATGTGCAGTGCAATATGGCATGATTCTTGCTAGGGCAAGGACTGTGCCAATAGGGTAGAGCTATTGAAACCTGGGCAGGATAAGTAAGAATCTATCATGGTGCATATAAAGCTCTGGGAGAGATGCACCAGATTAGGGCAAGAATTCTCTATTATGGTGCGATTATGCACCGATATTGGGATTAGGGACAGATAATTAGATGAGAACGATTCTCAATCAGAAAATAATATCGTTATAAATCAAGCACTTAGAGCTTAGGCCTGATTCTGGAATGATTCTTGCATGGGTTTTGATGCTGTACTTCTTAAACCATTGGGAGAATTGATAATGCTAGTATTGGAATTGTTAGTCTGTGCTTTAGCTGTCGCTGTAATTGTTTTAGTGATGAACCCTTTAACCCTTAAATAGATCGGAGAAATAAGCATGTCTTTATTACACGAGAGATCACTAGTAGAGCTTTTGAATAATGCGGTATTTATCAGACCCGAAGATCGCCGTATTGGGATCCAGACATGGATGCGGGATCGTATGGCTCCACGCCGTAGGATGGGGAGAAATTGGGGATTACCGGGGAATTTCCCTGAATGGCGGCGTAGGGGCAAGGTCTTAGGTCAGAAATTAGGGCAAGCCATTCGAGATAATGACCCTGATGCGGCCTTAGAGCTTGTCAATGATTCGGTCTTTAGACGATTCAGGAATATGGGCGATTTTGCGAATGTCCTGAATGAGGCTTTTAATGATCGTTTCTTTAGCTGTGAAGATTGCGGCGAAATTATGCACTCCGATGGGAGTGACATCAGATGGGCTTATCACGACACGCCAATCTGTCAGTCTTGCATTGATTGCGATTATCAATGGTCTGATCGAAACGATACTTATGTCAGAAATTCAGATTATGAGAATCATGATGATTATTGTGATGATGATAATGATGATTCGATTATTGGCGAATATCACTCATCTAACCCCAGACATATCCCATCAGATTATGACAAGCGAAAGCCCAAGGTATTAATCGGGTTAGAGCTTGAGGTAGAAATCAACGATAGAAATAATCGAGAGAGTAAAGCTCAAGAATTGATCGATGCGATCCAATGTCATACTGACAAAAAAGGGTTAGATCACCGCTATTGTCAATTGGAACGGGATGGATCTCTGGATTATGGTTTTGAGATCGTTACAGGTTTTACGGGCTTAGATGTCCACAGAAAACAATTAGAGTTTTTCAAGAATCAATGGTCTGGAGTGAGATCTCATAACACAAGCACTTGCGGTCTGCATGTGCATATTTGCAAAAGTGATATGACCCTATACCATGGCGCAAAATTGATTCTATTTATCAATGATGAGAAAAATCACTCACTGATAAAAGCCCTAGCTCGCAGGACAGAATCAGGTTATGCGAAGATAAAAAACAAAAAAGACAATATCGTCTGGCTCAAA